CAAACACAATTGTTGCAGCGTCTTTGAAGCGCTGAAGGGCAATTTGCTCCTTCAAACGAGCCATTGCTCTACCTGCAGCGCGGACGTGAAGACCTACGATATCCCAGAGTGAGTCTGAAATGACTTCTTCTGTAAAGGAGAGCTTAACGCCCTTCTTGGATACTTTGCCTTCAATCTGCTTTGCAAAGGCGAGCGCTTGCTCTGGGTACTCTTGGCCTTCAGGAATCTCTGCTGCTTGAATGGCATTGACTGCTGGGAACTCGAGTGAACGACCTTTACCTAGGCGTACTGTCGAGAGAAGTGGAGTCACAAGAAGTTGTGGCTCTGCTGCCTCTTTAAGTGTGCGTGAAATAACCTTTGGGAAAAGTATTGCTGCATCGGGTGATGCGAATGCTTCCTTAATAGTTACTCTATTATTTTCGTCTATGTGCCCGTCCTCGGTCAAAGCGTTCTCCCAAGCTGGGAGACCCGAGAGGAGCTCTTGGATTGTCTTACTCATCTTAGGAATATTCCTCCTGTTTATTTTCTAAAGTGTTAGATTGACGCGGAATGCACCAATCACATTATTAACGTCCAGATTAGAACGTATACCCAACTTACCTGAGTATGCACCCGAGCGTGTAAGCTCGTATACGGTCTTCAGGGCACCTGGATCTGACGGCAGCTGCATGTAGGAAAGGAGGCCGTCATCAAAGTTTTTTTCAAACTTCTCAACCTCAATTACCTTACCTACCACTGTCCATGGGTATGTACCTGCAGCGGCTGCTGTTGAAGCAATCGCTACTGGACGGCCCATGTGGTCTGCCTTAATTAATGAACCAACAGTTACATCGTCATTGACGAGGCTGACCATTGGGTACTCAACGTATCCATGAGTAATGAATCCTGCGCCTTGCGAAGTACCCTTATCGAATGGACGATAGAGGTCGTACTGTGCACAACCGATTGGTACCGAGTAAGCTGGAACTGAGACTGTGTCTGTCGCACCTGAGCTATACGATGGTGTTGCACCATTTAGCGGATCCCAAGTTGAGGGCATTGTATCGCCCCAAGTCACGGCGCCGGAAGTTCCGTTTGCAGGAACTATTCTTGCATCACCGTTAGCATCTGCTACGACCGAAAGAATTGTACCTTTGCAGATTACAATTTCAAAACGATCATCTTCTGAATCCAAATACCATGTTGGCAATCCTGCTGATGGAAGTAAGTAGGCTGCTGGTGCAATACCAGGAGAAACTACAAAACGACCAGCACCTGTTTTGGTGCCAACTTTACGAAATTTAGCTAATGACATTTAATATCTCCTTAAAGTTGTGATTAGAGTTTACGACGACCCATGAAGGCATCGACGAAAAGTTGTTCAACGGCGTTGATTTTTACTTCTTCAATTTCTTCTTCTTGCTTATCTGAAAATATAACATTTTGTTCATTTTCAACAGCAATTTCAGAATTGATTTCTGGCATATTAGCATGTTTTGCTTTTGCAACAGGCATGCTTGCCAAATCTCTTAAAGAATCAGCTAAAGAAGAGGCTGTTCTATTTGAATGATCAGCTATTAATTCTTCTCTTGCTTCGTATGACTCTAATCCGTTTGCAATTTTTGCGTCTACAACTCTTTCAACAAGAGTTCTATGCAATGCATTCTTGAGTTTCTGATTTTCTTCTTCGAGAGACTGAAGCTTCTTTGTTTTGTCATCGACATCTTGCTCAGAGGCTTGCTCATCGGCTTTTACTGTGCCAGTGAGGTCTGTCTTTGACTCTTCAGTTTTCTCATTTTCTTTAGAAGCAGTAGCTTCAGAAGAATCAACAGTATCGACCTGTTCTTCTTTTGAATCCAAAACTTCTTCAGATCCTTTAGCATCTTCTTTTGTTGCCTCTTCAGTTTCATTTGAAGTTGCATCAGCTGCAGGTGCTTTTACATTTTGTAAATCTTTAATTTTTGCAGAAAGAATATCAACCAAAGATTGATCTTTGTTTTCTTTAGCAATTTTCAATGCGTTATCCAAAGCTGTTATTAAATCTGAGCTATCATTTTCTTTTGATTCACTAGACTCATCTTTAACGGGTACTTCTGCTTGTACAGCTTCTTCTTTGTTTTGCGCCGCGTCGGGTGCTTCCTCTGACGAGGATGGAGAAGTTGCTTGAGATAGATCTTGACTAAGTTCTTCAACAGTAGCCAATATATCTTCATTCTTGACTTCATCATTCATGTTTAATTTCTCCTCAAGAATATCTTTCTTATGATTCTCAACATATAGTAATGAATCATTGGTATATTTGTAATCTTCGCTTTCTTGAATAGCATAAGCTGTTAAAAAAGCCCCCTTTAAATGCATGTAAAGAGGTTTTGATTCTTTAGATTTAAGTCCTTTTAATATTGATTTGTGTTCTTCAACCGAGTAAATATCTTCTTCATTCATGCTTAAAACAAAGGCTGAACTTTTTGCTACCCAGTCATTTGATGAGTTTTCAGCCTTTATATCTTTATTTCCAGCTTTTCTTACGCCAGACTTAGAATCTGCTGGTTGATTAACAAAAGAATATTCTTTAAAAGATATATCTTGCATATCTACAAAAGCCAATTTACCCTTGTAAACTTGACCTCTTTTAAACTTAGCTAGTTTTGGTCTGCCGTCTTCTGATTCTGCGGCTAAATCTTCTCCGGTAATTGAGCATATTGCTTTACCGGCTCTACCGCCAACTGAACCAGTTAAATACCTTTTATCTAAGACTTTTTGTATTGCGCTAGGATCGGTGATTGCAACCTGCAGCCTAACAAATGAAGATTCATCTTCTTCTTTATCCATCTTTGCTGCCATAACTCTGCCAATTGGCTCAGAGTTTAAATCATGATTAAGAATAATTGGCTTAGGATATGGCTCAACCCACGATTGCAGGGCTTTTTCTAATGCTTGAGTTGAATAATTGTTGTAATTAGCTGTTAATCCGTTCGTGGATTGCAGCTATTTCAATTATCAAACCTTTATTTAAATTTTCTGATTCAGAAAAATTAAAATCTACACCAGAAAAATCCGGAAGTTGAACCGTAAAGGTTTCAACAAAATCAAAAGCCATTTATATCTCCATTTTTAAGAACTATAAGTATAGTAATTTGTTTTTATAACATTAAACAATTTTATACAATTATATCACACTTTTAGTAGGTTTTCTAAAGATTCAGAACTTCTTTTATCGCCATTGCGTTTATACTCTTCTAAATGCACTGGAGACATAATGTGAGGAGCATAAATATATGAAGCACTGAATAGGGAAAAGCCATTTTTAGTTGCATTGGCCGACCAACCTAAATCCTCTCCTTGTTGATGAAACGCATAGTCTACATTGTTATAAACATCTTTAGACATCATTTTTGCTGCCATTATTATATCTGATTGAAAAAAAGATCCAAGTGGATATGAATTTTCTCTGTATGCTGTTTCACCAACTTTATCTTTCCAGTTCATTACACTTGGAAATTGCTTGCCTATTGGAGTCATATACATAAGTGGAGAAACTGCATCAGCTCCTGCTTTAATATGTGCTATTAATAATTCTATTGTATTAGGATTTTCCAAAAGTATATCTGAATCTAAACTTAGATAATAATCTGGTTGATGCTTTCTAACTGTTTGAAGAATAGAATTTCTTAAAGAAATCATATTATGATACTTAGACAGTGTCCATTGTCTTCCATTGTTTTTATGCTCGTAGTGATTAATGTCTTGTCTTTCATTAATTATAAACAAAGGAATTCTTGGATCAATTTTTTTCCAAGCGTGGAGCGCTTTGGTAGTAGCAATATCGTTAGGAGCTGTCTCAAAAATAAAACCAATATTAGAAATATCTAATGATTGTTTTAGTATACATCTAATCCAATGGGGCAAAATCCAATCTCTTTTATAGATTGGACATCCTATAATAAGTTTCATTTTTTATTCAGTTGTTTTTGTTTCTTTTTTTGCTATTGGTTTTGCGGGTTCTTTTTCTTCTTTTTTAGATGTAGGTTCTGCTGGTGAATCTATTTTTTGTTCTTTATTTTGAACTACTTCTTGTACTTGTTCTTCTTCTGGTTCTTCCATCAAAACCTCAAAGCCTTCCATAAAAGCATCGACTATTTCAACAAGAATCTGTAATGCAAGTCTTATTTGGTTATTTGCTACAGCTTTTTTAAAACCTTCAATTGCATCTTCTTCAAGA